AATGAATTTTATATTTTCCCTGTTAGGCAATATTGGTGGACAAACTTACATTTATATTGCTCTTGTATTTGGTGGTTTTAGCGCTGGCTTTTATGTTGAGCATTTGCGTTTTGCTGATTTCAAAAACGAGGTTGCTATTGTTGCGGAAAAACAGATTGCAGAAAACAAGGCAAAAGAGAAAGAACAACAATTAGTAAATAAAGGAGTAGAAGATGCTTACAAGGCTAATCTCAGTAATATCCATAATTTTTATAGCGGGATGCTCAACACCAGTAGCGGTGCAATGTCCTCCGATGCCAACGCCACCATCGTTATTAATGGCCAAACCTATTACGTTCTATCTATTGCCGAACAATGCGCCAGCACAACAGAACAAGTAATAGCGTTACAAGATTGGATTAATCAACAAGTAGGTTTAGATGCAAAATAACTTTAAAAAATGTCTTGAGCTTGTATTAAAAAGCGAAGGTGGTTGGGTAAATAATCCTAAAGATCCTGGCGGTGAAACCAATCTAGGTGTAACCAAAAAGGTTTGGGAAGAATGGGTCGGGCATGAAGTCAAGACTATGAAAGACTTAACCCCTGAAGATGTAGCGCCTATGTATCAAGCTAAGTATTTTATGGCTTGCTATGCCAATCAATTGCCTGTAGGGATTGATTACATGGCATTTGATGCTGCTGTGAACATGGGGCCAGGTCGTGCTGTAAAGCTACTCCAAGAGTGTCTTGGTTGTGTTCCTGATGGGACTATTGGCCCACGCACTATGCAACTCATAGACCAAAAGAAGCCTGAAGATATTGTAGATTTGTATAGCAAACGTAAAACTAGCTTTTACGAAGGTCTTGCTACTTTTGCTACCTTTGGCAAAGGTTGGTTAAAACGAGTGGAAGATGTTAAATTTAACGCATTGAAAATGATTGGAGAAGCAAATGGCAACTAATTTTAAAATTGAAGGTAAAGAGCATAAGTCACCAAAAGGTCATTATGTTAAAGAATCCCCACATCGCATTGAAAAAGAAGTAGAGCGCTTAGAAAAGAAGCTAGACAAACACATTGCTTTGCCTATGGAAAAAGCTCACCATGCAGAACATGGTAATAGCCAAAAGGAAGCACCACTTCCTAATATGCGTAAGTATTAAAAAAGGTCGGTAAGATCGACACGTTTGAACATACTAATGGGGCAGTCGTAAAAAAGCTCCCCATTAGGAACATAAAAATTCTTGACCTCTATCAATGGACAGCCTTTTATCAAGTCTGCTTTCACCCAATAAGCATGAGATAAGTCATGAGTTAAGGCAAAAAATAGAGTCGGCAGATTATTTAGAAATAGTTTGTCTTTCCTTTGCCCTATATGAATACTACCGTGTCGATCAAAGCCTGCTTGACGAACTTCTACCTCAAGCGCACCAACTGGAACATCTGATCGAAAAGCGATTAGATCAACTCCATACTTATTAGGGTTATCCCTACAATCAAAACCCCATTTCATGTTGCACCAACTTGCTACGGCCTTACGAGCTGGCGCATCATAAACATCGTGTAAATACTGATTAAATGGTTTATAGGCTGACATATCGCCAGAAACCATAGGCAAAGATACCTACAAACACCATAGCCATTAAAAAGCCACTAAAACCATCATAGCTGCTTTCTTGGGGTATTTCTATGGCACTAGCATAGTCAGCATCTTTAAACGCCTCAGAAGCGCTCCTATACGTTTTACCCATCATTCCTAATGATCTAGTGCTCATTTCTCTTGTGCCTTTCTTAGTATTGCTCTAGCAAAACCAATATGTTCTTCCGCAACTTCTTCACTCCACCAATAATCATTAGCAATCTTTTTTATTTCCTCATCTGTTAGTGTCTTTGCTGTATAACTGACATATTCACCAGCCATGTGACTAGCGTTGCGGTCAAACGATTCGTCTGCTGGATGGGTGTAGAGTGGAATACCACGACCACTTACATTAAGGTCATAGACATCGCTATGTTCTAGGTAATCCATCCACGCTACTGGTTCATTGTTCATTCTTCCCCAGCCTCCTCACGGATTTTGGCATTTCTTACAAAGTCAGCTATAAACTCATCGTCTTTTTGCTGGCGATCCATAGACATTAAGCTTTGCACACGATTTTGCATCTTATCTACAAGATTGTCGCAAACATCACGACATAACCATAAAGTGCCGCTTTCAGGATCAGAAGATATTTTTTCTGCTATTAATTCTAAAACATTACCCAAGCAGCTAATCTGATTGGCAATAGTGTCTAATTCGTTTGCCTCATCCCATAAACTCATTTTGCATCCCTCCCTGACGTTACCCAAAGTTGTTCAGTTACTTCCCTAGCGCCCATCATTAAAAGCTCATGGGCATAAAACAATTGCGCTGTGTATTTACCCTTGATAAACCCAGTTTCTTGCCTAGTGGCTGGCCCAATATAAATGCCAGGATTGTTGTAGTGAGGCACAAACAAAACTTCGCCTACCTTGTAACATTTATAAGTTTTAGTTTCTGGTGTTGCATATTCAGTTGGCATAACCATTTAGAATCCCCATCCAAACATTGATCCTAACAACATACCTAGCAATAAAACGCCAATCCATTCAATGTATTTCATAAATCCCCCTAAGTTAAGAAAATCAGGTCAGAGTCTTTTTAGTCTGAAATCTCAACGAGCCATAGAGCTGAATAGTGTCGGTGACCTGATGTAAGTAATTTATTAAAGTTTTTTGTTCTGTATAACTAGGGGAAACCCTAATATGTATCTTTTTTACAACATAAGGGTGGGGCTGACTCCTCACGGAAGGATGCGATGGTCGGGGGAAACCAAGCCAGCCCCATGAATATTATAGACCAGACTTGAGTTGATAGAAGCGTAAAAGATGGAAAAAGCATTTAAGGCCTTTTTGTAGCTCTGCTTCTTCAATCTCACATAGCTTTACTTCATTTGTCAAACCGTTGACAAACATAATGGCGCAACGAGCGTCTGGCAAACCTAGCAATTCACGGTAGGCAGCGATCTGCATGATATGATCCTCGTATGGAACGACCTTTTCCAAGGGGACTTCTTTAGTCTTAAAATCGCAAACCACGCCAGGTATGCCTTTAACCTTATCACCTTTAGCGTGTAAATCCACTTTCCCAGCAAATCCTAGCTCATGACTAGCTGACTTCTCAGGAATCCATAAGCGATTGCCAAAAGTGGCTTTTATGGCGTTTTCTGCGTTACGGCAATAGTCAGGTACAGATTCAAGCAAAATGCCATCAAAGAACGATTCCAGCACTCCATGAATCAATGTACCTCGATCTGCCGCTTCTCTGCCTTGGGCCTTAGAATCGCTTAAAACACGACTAAGCCAAGCAGATTCTTCTTCATCCTCTAAGCGAGGTAATGTAAGTGCAGCGAGTATGGCCTGTTCTTGCATCCATCTTTGTAATCCTGGGCCTTTATTAACACTTCCCAAGATGGTTGTAACGGAGGGCAATAAACCAAGTTTTTTAGCATCTCGTAAGGTTGTGTTCCTTTGTTTGCCGTTTGCGCCAATGATTTCGTAGGCTGGATTGCCATCCTTGTCATACCAATGCCCACTTTCACTACTGCTGTCCTTTATTAGCACTTTTTCTTCCCCTTTTTGGTTTTACTTCATCCGTGTTTATATCGTATACAACTTCTATTACAGGCGCATCAGGAATGACTGTAGCCTCATATTCTGCTGGTATTTCTTGACCGCACCAATCTTGTGGCAATTTATTCACCACAATAGGATTGAGCTTACAAGCTCCCATCATATCGTTTTGATTAAATACAAAAAACTTACAAGCTTTACAAGTCATTAGATGCCTTTAGCGTAATTAATGATTGTTGTTGTATCTTGTTCAGATACGCATAAATCTGCAGCAACGTGCAGAACCGCCTTAATGACTGCTGCTAAATCTTCTGGTGAAAAGCTAATAAGTTGTTGTTCTTCATCAACTCCAACTCCATGCCACACTTTTTCTGTGTATTTAGTATCAATAATGTCTTTAATTTGGTTCTGCATAATGTTTTCCTTTAGAACGGAACGTCATCGAGATTGGTTATCTCGTCTGATCCTGCTGGTTTAAATCCTTGTGGGATTTTTTCCTTGCCAATTGAAATACTGAAAAACTTACCCTTTTTACCCTCTTTAACCCAACCCGAAAGCCAATGCTCTTTACCATTAACCATAATCGTGCCCGAATAATCAGGATGGTTATCAGTCGTTTTACGGTCATTCTTAAATAAACTCCCTGATCCCTCTTTTGGTGTATATGCCATTTCTTGTCCTTTATAAAATATCTTTGGCGATTGACTTCATTGATGGGCTAGACTTACTTTGAACTCCTGCTGCTGCATTACCATCATCATCATCAGCAGGCACAACTCCACAAAACGCAGCGAGCGAAATTCTACGCATATAGGTCACGGCACTAGCGCATCCGTGGCTGTCGGGCTTTGTTACTGGAATAGACATCTCTTGCTCAATCCATTCGCCACTTGCATGACAAAGGCGTGTTATGAGCCACATACGGCCCTCGAAGTAATTGCCAGGCATCTGTATAACACTAAGACCGTTTCGAGCCAGTAGACTGCGACAAGCATCCCAAACAGACTCCAAATCAGCATACTTAGACTTGAAGAACGGATTTGCAGAATCTTTTTTAGCATGAGTTAGTTCCCCTTGAACAATTGATAAAGATTTAGCTAAGTTGGCGATTGATTCAGATTGAGGCATTTTTACCTCCAAAGATTGTGCCAAAGTCATTGATAACATCACGCAATACTTGGTTTACTTGGCTGTTGCGTGGTTTGCCACAAGCCTGACGAATACAGTCGACTTGTTCTTGGCTAAGTTCACCGCCAAATTCCATGTCATCAAGTGCTGACTCTAAAAATTCTTCATGTTCTAACATCAGTTGGTGTAATTCACCCATTTCGTTCCCCCGAAAAATACATAGCGAAATTGCTATGATTAAATCTTAACATAACTAAAAAAGATTTGTGAAGTATTTGATTAAATTTATTTTTCTTGTTAAGATTTGTTAAATGATTCCAAATAAAGCAAATTTCACGGATGAGCAAATAATTGGCTTGCTAGGTGGCACAAAAAAAGTGTCGCTTTTATGCAACAAAACTCATTCAGCAGTAATTCAATGGCAAACTAGGGGAATACCCTACGCACAAATATGTTTTTTGGCTGCTGAAATAGAAAAGCAAAGTAACGGACTAGTTACAAGAAAAGACCTATTTCCTAAATCCTGGCATTTAGTTTGGCCTGAGTTGCAGAATTAAATTTGTTGATTTATACTTTAAATGCAGATTCGACTCCTGCATAGTAAAATACAGTCTAGACCCTTTAGGGTTGCTTTGAGCGTTTACCAAAAGCTGACTGTCTTTTGTTAAGCGAGTCGACTTAGAGCAACCTTAAGGGGTTTTTCTATTTCTGCCGCCCAAAACTCCAGGGTGTTGAAAAAGGAGGGGATGGGCTAGAGGCCTTGGAATAAGTAGCCAAGGAGCGAGGGTCGACACCTGCGATAGCCGTTAAGAACTGGGTTGCGCCAGCTTAAGTAGAGTCGTTACTCGATACATCTCGCAACAGGATCGTCAGCAATGACGTTGGTCGTTCTATGGAGAATTTGAATGTTTGATGAATTTTGGATGTTATACCCTAGGAAAGTAGCAAAAGCATCTGCAAGAAAAGTATGGAAAAAACTAACAGAAACGCAACAATTAGAAGCTGCTAAAGCAATTGCAAACCATTGTCAATATTGGAAAGCAAAAGAAACTGGATTAGAATTTATACCTCATGCAGCTACTTGGCTTAATCAGGAACGCTGGGAAGATGAATTGGTCATAGAACCCAAGAAAGAAAAGATTGATAAAAGATGGATGTTTAGCAATGATGGAATTGTTGCCAAAGCAAAAGAGCTTGGTATCTTGGGTAATGGTTACGACACATACGAAACTCTTAAAAAGAAATGTATGAGCAAGCTAAACATGAGTGTGGAGTAAGACAATTGTGCAAATGGCGGCACGAATGGGGATTGCAAAAGTTTAGGTTGTATATAAGTAAATACGAATTAGACGAAAAATTATTGCAAGATTTTTATACAGCTTGGAAAGCTGGAAACAAAGGGGAAAAAGGATGCTTGAAAGGATTATTGTCGCAGCAACAGGGATTGGATATTTAATTGTTGGTTTAACTCAATTTATTAAAGGTTCACCAAGCAATACTTTTATTTGGCTTGGCTATGCTGCTGCACAAATTGGCCTTTGGATGAACTTAAAATGATTGCCGTTTTATTTGCAAGGCAAGACAGCCGTTATAAAGATTTGCAAGGTTATGATGTTTATGACATTGACCGTGATGCTAGAAATTACAATGGTTCAGAACCTGTAATTGCACATCCACCTTGCAGGGCTTGGGGGCGTTTAAGTCACATGGCTAATCCACGCCCAGATGAAAAAGATTTAGCTTGGTTTGCTTTGGATAAAGTTCGTAAAAATGGTGGTGTTTTAGAACATCCTAAAGGCAGTCGTTTATGGAAAGAAGCGCCATTACCTATGCCTGGTGAATTTCCAGATGAACATGGTGGCTTTACTATTCTTATTGACCAATATCATTTTGGTCATGTAGCTAGAAAATGGACACACCTTTACATTGTTGGAATTACACCAGACCAATTACCTAAAATACCTATTAGGGGGGGGCAGCCGTGGAAAACTATTTGCGGAATTACAGGCCAGCCTGGGCGCAGATGCACTCAATACGAAAGGGAATATAGCCCTGATGGGCTTATAGAATTTATGACTAAAATTTGCGAGATGATTAAATGAAAGAATACGACCCTAATGATGCGATTGAATTTATCTATCAAAAAGCTCCTGAGTATGCGAAGGCCAAGGGTCAATTGGCGGAACTCGAAGCCTTTAAGCATTCTTTGCGCTCAATCAAGATGGCGCAAGCGGATGGGGCATCCATTGCCGCTAAAGAAATGGAAGCATATCGTAGCCGTGAATATCAAGAACATTGCAAAGCTATAGGAATAGCTACAGAGCAAGCAGAAACATTAAAATGGCAATTAGAAGCAGCCAAAATGCGTTGGGAAACCTGGCGCACAGAACAAGCTAACAACAGACAAATAGAAAGAGTTACTAGATGAACGATTACGCAGACCACATACTTAAACTTAACAGACTTACTAAATCGTTCTTACATTCCATTCTTAAAAATCGTAATACTGAAGCCTATTTGATTGCTTGTGAAATAACAGAAACAGCACAAGAGTTAGAAACATGGGCTAGTAAAAATAGTGTCCACTAAAAGTGAAAAGATCGCATTTAATAAGATTGCAGAACTCGGATGTATTCTTTGTTCCGAAATCCTTGGGTTTGAAGGCACACCGGCAGAACTCCATCACCTGCGCAGGTTTGGAGGTAAACGGTCTGCATCCCCTGTCTTGCCATTATGCCCAGAACACCATAGGGGAAATACTGGGGTTCATGGATTGGGCCACAAAGGTTTTGCTAATAAATGGGGCATTACCGAGGAGGAGTTGTTGGAACGAGTCAATCAAAAACTTGGAAAAGGAAATGGCGAATGACGACATTCACTACGGCAGACCGCCTAGAAGCTGAAGCTAAAGCTCTAAAGGATCAAAGCCTAATTCAGACGAAATACGGTGCGCTCTATTACGAAATTCCTTATCGTGGTGAGTCCATTTGTTTGTCTTGTGGCGTGATATATGGATACATTCATGGCACAAAACACGAATCACCGTGTCTAAATGCCCACAACGAGCTGCCGAAATAGTAACTGTATGTTCGTAATCTTCACCAGTATCGTATAAATAACTGCCCATAACTGCTGGATCTTTATCTACGATAAATTGTATTTCTTCTGGCAAAGGCATATTCCAGCGATCAAATGGCTTCATGCAATAGATTGCACTATACAAATTGCGAACAATAGCTGGTGTTAGTTTCATGCCATCATGCCTTCATACTGCATGAATTTTGCCACGAAATTCAATTTCATCCTCGCCCCAAACCCTGAATGTTTCAGGCTGCAATAATTTAGATCGCTCAAAAGTTAACATTACAAAGCCACTATTCCAATCTTTTGGCGTATCTTCTGTGTAATTGAACTGTGGGCCATTAGGATCAGCAAGAGTGCCTGTTTGAACACCATAGCGAGTACCGTTGTAATCGTTGTATGGAATACTAGACAAAACATGAGTATGGCCTGTAACCATGCTTACGCCTGAATTAACGGCATTGTTTCTGCCGCCTGTCCAACCACCTTTCCAACGATGCTTGATTGCTACATCTTCATTGATCCATACAGACCAGCAAGGTTGCCAACGTGGGAAGTATTCTTTTAATGATGTGCCAGGCACACCCTCAAATGCTGGCAAAAAGTTAACCACATTGCTAGTAAAGCGCATATCGTGATTACCCAAAGGCCAAAACATCTTAGTGCCTTTAGCTACATTTTCTATTTCACCTAAGTAATGCTGACAGGCTTCAAGTTCTTCTTTAACTGAAGGTAATTTATCAAAGTCCATACGAGGATGGCGGCTAATGCCAGCACCATCAAAGGCATCCCCATTACAAATAATAGCAGTCGGCTTATATTCCTTAATAGCCTCCAACAATGCTTTATAAGCAGTAGTGGTAATGTCAGGCCAAAAATGAGCATCACTAAAAACAATAACCCTACCTTTTTCAAGATCAAACCCCCTCCTTGTATGCCCCTCTGTTTGAT